TGTCTTTCAGGTTTCCATAGACATGATCACGCATGGCGGACGTATCCACAGGAGGCTTCTCAGGTTGGAAGCCATCATCATTAACGACTTGAGCGTTCTGAAGCGGTACGAAACCGTCATCTTGATCAGCTATTTGATCTCCTCGTATTTGCCTTTATCGTAATCCCTAGGCACAGTCCCTATGGAACCATCACTTTTTCTCTTTACCCTCACCATGTCTTTAGTTGTTCCACCAGCCATCTTGCCTAGGATCTGCTCAGGTGTTTGTTCATATTTAGAAATCTGGCGCATGAAATAGTCTTTTGAATCGACCTTGTATAGATCACTGATAGGCTTACCTTCTTGATGCATCCTAGCTTCTTCTGTCTGAAGGGCTTGAGTGAAGCGCATGAGGTTTTCTTGGCCGTCTGGATCTTTAATACCCATCATCGGATCACCTTTGACGAGCTTTGCTTCAGCTGCTTTGAGCATCATGTTCCGATTTGTTTTATCATTCTCGCCACCAGGAGTCTCAAGGAACAACGCTCTCAGAGATTTGTAATGTTCAGGATCTATATCCACTCCGAGGTGCGGGAGTATCTGACTTTCATCTCTCAAGGTCCTATTACCAATCTGTCTAGTGAGATTATTAAAAACGGTGGCGTTATTTACGCTGCCCTCTTGCGTAGACATGCGGTGAATAGCTCCTGCCAACTCCATGGACGCTGTGAATGGAAGCTTAAGGCCAGGAATCTGATCAGCTCTAAAGCTTCCATCAAAAATGCCGGGAACAGCTTTAGCCATGATCGCTTTAGTTCTTTGTTCCTCAGCCAGATTCTGCATTCTGATGTTTTGTTCTTTGCCAGCCTTCGTGATCACATCTTGCTCTCTGGCATAATTCTCTAGCTGGGAGACCTCTTTTGAATCTAAATATTTGTAAAAGTTAGACGGATCATCTTTACCGTCTTTTAAGGATTGATTTAACTTCTTTAGAGTCGTGATGAGATGATTAGTAGCTGGTGTTCCATCTGGATTGGTGCCAGGATCTTGCTGAGCCAAACCTCTGGCTGCACCATCAGCTACCTTTTTTAGTGTTTCAATTTTAAACTGCTCAGCTTGTTTTTGAGTCAGTTGACCATTATTCACATAGGTCCCAGCCATCTCCTGGACCTTATCTACAATGTCCCCAAATTGATTAGGATCCATCATGGCAGTATTTGACATGGAATCAGTAGCTTGCTTGAGGCTATCAATAGTTTGATTGTAGGCAATCTGACCGCTGGTATGTGATGCCTTAAGCATCATCGCACCGGTTAATCTGGCCTGTTGCCGCTCAAAGAAGTTCCTAGAACCAGGAGTGGAAAGGCCTTCGCCTATCTTATCGGTGTCTTGTTTGAGTTGATTTGCAAATTCCTCAGTATCCAGGTTACCGGTAGCGAGAGCATTATTGAGATTCTCGGTATACTTCTCTCGTGCAAAGCC